ATATAATATATAATAATAATTTAAATATTATATGATATATTATATTATATAACGAAAAATGCTAACAAATGTTTTAGTATTATATTTTTTTATAATGTTTAAAAATGTTAAAAGTTTTCAAATAAATAATTTAAATTTATTTAACTCTAATAATGTTTTACTAGATAAACCAAAAATAGAATCAAGCAACGATTTATTTCGTTTTGGTAATTATCCACGTCTAGAAACTCCTAACGATGATGGTAAATTTACTTGGTATCCAATAGGATTTTCAAATGATTTTTCTTCAAAACCACAAAGAGTTACTATTAGAGATATAAATTATATTGTATGGAAAAATAAAGATACGTATTATGGTTTAAGAGATTGTTGTAGCCATCAAGGTTCATCTTTTATGTCAGGTGAAACATTTAAAAATACGATTACATGCCCTTATCATGGATATTTATTTGATGGTACAAATGGAGATCTTATTGAAATTCCAAAATTGCCACACTTAGAGTCCAATAGTCATAATGTAAAATGTTTCAAAGTAGTTAAAAAAGGAGATGTAATTTATTTAAATACAATTCCTCTTGAAAATGAATTAATGAAGGATCAAATTGACGATTCGTGTATTTTCGTAGAACCAGAATATTTTGACAAAAGTCAAAGAGTAGTATGTTTAAAAGAAGATTTTGAACATTATGCAAAATTTGTAAGTGTAAATAGTTTAGATATATGCCATATTGGATTTGTTCATAGTTTTGGAAATAAAAATAGTCCTAATCCTTTGCATAACTCAAAGATTATGAAAGTAGATGATGTTGATAACCATTATAAAATCGTGTATGAATATGTTGCTGGTAAAAACTCTATTGTAAACAAAATTTATAACTATGAAAATATAATTGTAGAAAATGAGTTTGTTTTACCACATACTACTATTGCAAGAGTAAAATTTGGTAATATGTCTTCTACAATTGTTACTCATGCACAACCTGTTTCAAAGTTTAAAACAAAATTATTTGTAAAAACATATAGAAATTATTTTAGTTATAATGAAAAAAATTATGATATTTTATATCCAATAAAGGATATTATTAATAGGATAGGTGATAAGTTTACTGAAAATACAATGTATAATACATTGAAAGAAGATAAATCTATAATAGATAATATTGACAAAAGTAGTTATGAAGATATGCATGGTAAATTTAGTATAGCGTATGATTTATTTTCTAATCATTACAAAAATTTATATAAAAAATTTTATGAAAATGAATATTTTGAAATATAAAAATGGTTTAATAAAAATAATATAAACATAACTTCATAATATATATAAGTATGAAGTTATTGAAATCTATTTTTTTATTTTTAAATATAAAAAACAGAGAATTTGTTTTACAACCAGCACACACAGAAAAATCTTTGTCACTCTTGGAACATATATTTAAATCATATATAAAAGTTCATCATTTTCCACCACTACCTCCCCCAAATAATAAAAATAAATTTGAAAGTGTATTAGAACTTATTCGCGTAGATCATATTCCACCTACATTATTTTTATCTTTTTCAAGTGCTCTTATAGTTAATCCATCTTTAACTACTTTACTACAACCATCATTTATAGTTTCTACATTGGATATTGTCTTATTAATGTCAGCTAGTATGGTAATCAATAATATATATGATGTCGAAACAGATAAAATAAATAAACCTAACTCACCAATAGTTACTGGTAAAATTACAAAGAAAGAAGCAGTTGGAATAGCTATTTTATTATTAGTCAGTAGTGAATATTTTAGTATGAATTTTTTGTCTGAAAATTTGCAGTCTATTGTTCATTTAACTATTTTATATATAAATTTATATACACCTGTTTTCAAGAAAATAATATTTATTAAAAATTTGTCATGTGCTGTTCCAGTTACTTTTTCCCTCTTTTTCACAGCATTATCTTGTTCAAAATATCCACTTACAACAAATTCTAATTTAGACTTATTAATAGTTGCATGTAATTTAGTATTTACTGGTTCGCTATCTAATGAAATTTTATTGGATATACGTGACTATAAAGGTGATAAAAAAAATAATATTAAAACTTTACCTATAGTTTTTGGAAAAGAAAATTCTTGGATTTCTTCATTGTTTATTTTATATTCAGGTTTGGTAGTAAATATAGCAAAGTTATACCAAGTTACTAATATTAATCTAGCATGTTTATTTTTTTTGACTATGATACCACAAGTAAATGAATTGTATAACATTAAAAAAACAAATTTTTCAGATAATTCTATTGAAAAATATATGGATCAAAGTAATAAAACATTATTTATTATTTTATTATTATTATCAAGTATCCACCTTTTCCACCTTTAAAAAAGGTGGAGCCAAACTAAAAACAATTTTCAACACTTTACTTTTATCATTTAAAACAACAATTTTACATGATAACATCATAATTTATAAAAACTACTACAAATAATATAAAATAATAAAATACCAATTATTTCAATAAATATATGATAAGGAAAATTTGGGTAAGTCTCTAGCATTTTTTTGCAATTGTATTTTTCATTCAAGAATAAAATTATTATTAATAATACAAGGAAAAATATAATATTTATTTTATTTTTAATATTTTTTGTCAATAATGGATAATAATAGAATAATACAGACAAAAATAATAACGCTTGACTAAAAATATAATAAACTACATTCATATTACAAAACGCATATATATCAAAAAAAATTAAAAACAAATAAAGTATAATGAAACAAATACTAGGCAATTTTTTTGCATAGTTATAAAAAAAGAATAAAAAAGCAATATTTATACAATAAGAAAGCATATGTGTTATATTTATTTGTATTGAACCTAGAATATGAATGCTATGAGAAAATACGTGAAATAATTCAAAACATAATATTGAAAACAATAATATAAAGGTGTAATTGTGTTTAGTTTTTAATAAAAAATATAATATAATTGCACAATTAATTAGATTAAATAATGCTGAATATGGTTGTGCTATTCCATTTTTATTTGGTTTTTCACAAGTGTTAAATGGAAATGTATATTCACTCATATAATAGATATATATTTTCTATAAAACGTGTGTTTAAAATAAGAAAAAATGTAAAAAAATTTATAAAAGTATTAGCTATTTTGGTTCAACCTTTCTAAAAGGTTGATTTATAAAAGTATAAGATATTTTTATCAATCTTTCTACTACGTTAGTGAAATGATTATTCTATTTTGGCTCCACCTTTCTTAAAGGTGGATCTAGTGATCTGTAATCAATCTTGGAATAATATTCATAGTATTCAGCTCTTGAAATAATAACTTACATGCATATGGAATTTCTACATAAGCAAAGTCCGAACGATTATCACAAGTTCGGCAATGATGAATATGCATTTTATCATTGTATGATGCAATAATACCACATTTTTTGCATATATATACTGAATATTTATCTGAAACATCATACATTCTACCTCTTGTAAATCGTGCAGCACCATGTGATACCATTGCATCTTTTTCCATCTCACCAAAACGCAGACCACCATTTCTACAGCGTCCTTCTGCAGGCTGATGAGTCAAATTTACCATAGGACCATTAGAACGACTATGTACCTTGTCATTTACCATGTGCTTGAGACGTTGATAAAAGACTGGACCCATAAACACACTGCATTCATGCTGTTCCCCGGTTAGACCATTACATAATAGTTCATTACCATGTGCTTCATATCCAACTTTAATTAACTGATCGCAAATATCTTTCAATTCAAAATCTCCAAATGATGTTCCGTCACCAAATAATCCAAGTTCTAATAATACCTTTCCTAAAATAGTCTCTTTTAATTGTCCAATCGTCATGCGACTAGGAATAGCATGTGGATTAATAATGATGTCGGGACGAACACCATTACTTGTAAAAGGCATATCACATTCAGGAATAATATTACCAATGGTACCTTTCTGTCCATGCCGGCTTGAGAATTTATCACCAATTACAGGTTTTCTAATGGTTCTAAGACGAACTTTTGCAAAGTTATAGCCTTCGCCATTTCTATCAATATAATTCTTATCAATATAGGTTTCCTCGGTGGTCTTGAAAATCTTGCTCTGATCTTCAAATTTAATTACTTTTGTATGATCGTTTCTATTTTCTTTAATAGGAGTAACTTTTGCAATAATAATATCGCGATTTTCTACTAAACTGTTTTCAGGAATGACACCTTTTGAGTTTACTTTATTATAATTTCCAATTTTCATTCCTTTTGTTTTTGATGGATCAGGTTTGCAACGAATTTCTTCATCACCATTAATTTTTTGTTTATCTTCGTCTTTTTCAGTATGGTATACAGTTACAAGAGCCATCCCTCTATCAATAGAGCCTTTATTAATCAATAATGAGTCTTCTTGATTGTATCCAGTGTGTGTCATAATTGCGACTATAAGTTGAGATCCAGATGGGATCTTATTTAATTGAATCAAGTTCATAATACGTGTATCTACAAGAGGTCGCATCGGATAATTGAGTACATATGCGGTTTTATCCATGCGTCCTTCGTAGTTAGTAGCATAGACACCCATTGCCTGCTTACCTTGTGCGCAATTAGAACTTGCAATTCCATGTGTAGTAATAAATGAATGATTTTTGCTTTCAACTTCAATATCAGAAACTAATCCATCTTCCTCTATAGAATAAGAAACTATTTTTTCAAAATTTATTTTAAAATTATAATCAAAAACCCCAATACAATTATTTGTATTTATAATAATTTCTTCTAGAGTTTTCCAACCAGAATTTGTCATAAATTTATGATCTAAAGTAGCTCGTATTGTTTTACCAGATGTAGTTTGTAATTTGTAAATAGGATATTCATTTTTACGAATAAAATGATTTATTACTTTAGTATTTATTATTTCAAAAGTTTCTGGATGAAAACTTAAAACACTATCTCCAATTTTAACATATTTTATTTTTTGTTTTGTGCCATCTGCCATCCATACTAATTCATCAGGATGTAAGCACTGATAACAATTTCTTGGCGATTGATTGTGTTCCGGGAAAGGAATACAAGATGCTAAGACACCAAACATAGTAGAAGGATGAATTTCACAATGTGTAAACCTAGCAAGTGCATTATCCGGATGAATAATGTCCTTAGGTTTGGTTGCAATAAGTGACCAACTTTGTTCTTCAGGATCAATGTATTCTACAGTTGCATCTTCTAATTTTGCAGTACTCAATAAATCATCCCAGTTAATTTTATTACTAATAATGTCTTCTAAAATAGTATTGTTTAAAAGTAAATTTTTATCTTTTACACGAAGTAGAGGTCTTGTGAGTCTTCCACTATCATTACATACCCTTATTTCACGCATTTTGTAATCAAATATAACAGAAGTATAAATGTTAATAATTCCCTTATATTTTTTATCCTTCAACATTTTATATAATCCTTCAGGGTCAGAAGTAATACCAACCCACGCACCATTAATAAATACCTTTGTATTATCATATAATATTTCTGATGTCATTCCTTGACTTTGAATAGGAATAATATTTGGCATAATATATTCATACAAAGATAAAGAGTTTGAATAAGTAGTTATGTGTGTCATGTAACTCAAATTTTTTACAATACCAACAGACTGCCCTTCAGGAGTATTGTGAACGACAAGACCATCTGTCAGACAAAATCTTCCACGTTTATCATGAAGTTGCCAACCAACATAAGGTCCACACCCTACTTCTAATAAAGTAAATTTACTACACATAAATGATTTACTTCTTAAAATTTGAGTTTCATTTTTTACACAAGTCAATTTCTTGCGTGGAAGAAGTGTTGGGATTTCAAAAATTCTATGACCAGTAATAGTTAGTTCTTTATATGTGCTAAATTTTTTTGTTTCACTTTTTTCATCAGTCCATTGACTTCTTCCTTCCTTTACGCCGCAAGAAAACCCAAGAGACATTGCTAGAGTATAAGCATCATCAATAATTCTATAATTAGCAGGACCTTGACAAAGCCTAATTTCATGCCCTTCTGCACGAACAGAACCATCAGTGTCTATTAATCCAGCTAATAATTTGAGTCTTGTTTCTCTATCATTTGTAAGATACTCATTTGGAATATGTTTATTTTTTAAAAGATTATACTT